ATGGCAAAAAGAGGTTTATACGCAAATATTCATGCAAAAAGAAAAAGAATAGCTGCAGGAAGTGGTGAAAAAATGCGTAAGGTTGGACAAAAGGGCGCTCCTAAAAAAGGTGCATTTGCAGCCATCAGAAGAAGGAGGACATAATGGCAAAAAAACCACCAAAGCCTAAAGATGCTAAGGAGGCAAGGTTTCGTAAAAGAAACAGAGAAGAAGATCGTGAAACGTATGAATATTTAGACAAACAGTCTAGAAGAAATGGGCCTGTTAAAAAAGACCCACCACCTAAACCAAAGAAAAAACCAATCAAAAAAAGAGAGGGCGGAGAAGTGAAAAAACCAAAGAAAATGATGATGGGCGGTAAAGTATCTATGCCAAAGAAAATGAAACGTGGCGGTAAAGTCTCCATGATGAAAATGCGTAATGGTGGCAAGGTTTCTATGCCTAAAAAGATGAGCCGTGGCGGTCGTGTTAAAAAGATGGCTAAAGGCGGTGTAGTCAAAGGCCCTTACAGTTAAGGTGTAATTTATGGCAGTTTCTGGTTCTACCGATTTTGAACTTGATGTAGCTGAGTACGTCGAGGAGGCATTTGAAAGGTGCGGCCTCGAAGTGCGTACAGGTTATGACCTCACGAGTGCGCGTAGGTCTTTAAATTTATTGTTTGCTGATTGGGCTAACCGTGGTCTTAATAGGTGGACAATAGAGCAAGCTACGCTACCTCTAGCCTCAGGTATAGCTATATACCCTGCTGGAACACTTACTATGACAGTTGCAGCCAGTGGTTCATTTTCGGTAGGAGAAACTATAACAGGTGGTACGAGCGGAGCTACGGCTAGTATAACTAGCATCCGCTCTTCTACCGCTATAGATATTACAGTGCCAGAGGGAACCTTTTCAGCATCAGAAACAATAACAGGCGGTACGAGTTCAGCTACCACCACAGTCTCCTCTGCTGTTTCATTAGTGCCAATACAATCTACTATTGATGTATTATCTGCAGTAATTAGAACAGGAACTGGTTCTGATCAAACAGATGTTGCTATAAGTAGAATCAGTAGAGATGCTTATATTAATATTTCTAATAAAAACAGCACCTCACGCCCTACACAGTTTTATGTAGATCGGTTAATTACTCCTGAAATAAAACTTTGGCCTACTCCAAATAATAATACTTACACATTAGTTTATGATAAACTCACTCGTATAGATGATGTAGATAACCCACAAAATACTGTAGATGTACCGTTTAGATTTTACCCTTGTTTATCTGCAGGGTTGGCTTATTACATTTCCTTAAAACGTGCTCCACAAAGAACACAGCTTTTGAAAGCTGTATACGAAGAAGAGTTTGAGCGAGCAGCAGCCGAAGATAGAGATAGAGCAAGTTTAAGTTTAACCCCAAGCCGTGATTATTATACGTTTATAAGATGAAGTATGCTTCTGGAAAATACGCTAGAGCGATTTGTGATAGGTGTGGGTTTGAGTACCCATACACCTCCTTACAAAAAGAGTGGAATGGGTTAAAAGTTTGTACAGATTGTTTTGAGCCTAAACACCCACAATTAGAGCCTCCGCCACCTCCATTTGAGCCAGAGGCATTGTACGACCCAAGGCCAGATAGAGCTGAAGGTTTAGATATTTTTGTTGGGCAGAAAACATTCCCTGTTTTGTCTAATGCTTCCACACATGCAATTACTTCGGTTGGAAAAGTGGAGGTTGTCGTATCATGAGTTTTACATACAGCACTCTTAAAGATGCTCTTAAAAACTACACACAAAACACAGAAACTGTTTTTTTAAATTCTATGGATATGTTTATCCGTCTAGCAGAAGAGCGTATTCTTAAATCAACGCAGCTGAATGTTTTCCAAAAAAATGTGACAGGAACACTTTCTTCAGGAAATGAGTATTTAGCTGTTCCTAGTGATTTTTTATCACCTCACTCACTTAGTATTACTAACAATAGTCTGTATGAGTACTTACAATTAAAAGAGTTAGAGTTTGTGCAATCATACAATCCTAATGCTTCTGCAACAGGCACCCCAAAATACTATGGGCAATTTGATGTTAATTACTTTGTTTTAGCCCCTACCCCTGATTCAACATATACCGTAAGTTTAAGTTATTTTCACAGACCTGCCAGCTTAACGCAAAGTTTGTATCTCTTAACTCTAAGCACAGTATCAGGCACATTTGTTGTTGGTGAAACGATAACAGGCGGAACAAGTGGACAAAGTTCTACTGTATCTGTTGTTGATACTGCCACAAGTTTAACAGTTGGCATACCAAGTCAAAATTATACTGTTGGTGAAACAATAACAGGTGGAACAAGTGGTGCGACTGCTGTTATTACTGCGATTGGTGCAGACACGACAAATAGTTGGTTAAGTGAAAATGCTGAGGTTGCTCTTTTGTATGCCTCACTTGCTGAATGTTACCTTTTTATGAAAGGTGAGCAAGATGTTATGAATATGTACAATCAAAGATACGGTGAAGCTATTAATCGTTTGAAAAACTTGGGCGAGGCTTTAGAAGTAACAGATGATTATTCTGCGGGATACATAAAAAAGGCTAGAACGTAATGTTGACAGATAGTTTAAAGTTATCAGATGATTTTAAAGTCGAAGTGCATACAACTAATAATAGAGGAGCTTCTCCTGAAGAAGTTGCTTCTAGATGTGTAAAAAAATTAGTTTTTGTTTCTGATCAAGCAGAACCTGCTATCAGAGAACAAGCCCATGCGTTTGCTGCACATATTGAGAAAGTTATTGCCTCTTATATGAAACAAGCTGTACAAAGTGATAGAACGACAGTTTTTAACGCTTTAGTAGACGCAGGCCACCCAGAACTAGCTGAACTTATAAGGAGACTTTGATATGGCGTTTAGTGGGAATTTTATGTGTACCTCTTTTAAAAAAGAAATACTTTATGGTGTACACGACTTTGATACCTCTGCTTCAGGAGATACTTTTAAATTAGCATTGTATACTAACAGTGCCTCTTTTACGGCAGCAACAACAGCGTATACAACAAGTAATGAGGTTTCTGGCACAAACTATTCTGCTGGAGGAGGAACTCTTAACACGGTAGACCCTACAACATCTGGAACTACTGCTTTAGTAGATTTTGATGATTTAGTTTTTTCAAATGTTACTCTCAGTAGTGTAAGGGGAGCTTTAATTTACAATACTACCCCTGATACAACCTCGCTCTCGGTAAGTAACCCTACTGTTTTAGTTTTAGATTTCAGTGCAGATAAAGCAGCTAGTTCTGGTGATTTTACTGTTGTTTTTCCTACCGCTGATGCTTCGAATGCAATAATACGGATTGCTTAAATGACAGATGCAGTTGTTGCATATAAAGGTTGGGGTAGTTTAAGTCAAGCGTGGAATACGCAGTCTTGGAACACTGTTATTACAACAACTAAAACTGTCACAGTGGTTTCTACTGGCAGTGGCAATAAATATTTTATTGATGGTGTGCAACAACTTACTCTCGTATTAGCTAGAGAAACTACCTATGTATTTGATGTATCTGACTCTTCTGTTAGTGGTCATCCTTTCAGGTTTTCTACTTCTTCCGACGGCACACATGGAGGAGGTTCGGAGTATACTTCAGGAGTAACAGTTTCTGGCTCTGCTGGCTCAGGTGGTGCCACTGTTACTTTTGCTGTTCCACATGATGCTCCCGACACACTCTATTATTATTGCACTAATCACAGTGGTATGGGTGGCTCGGCCACAATGTACAATATATCAGTTGTCCCTGTTGCGAGAACAGCTACGAGTGGTGCTGCCTCTGTTTCAGGAGCAACAACAGTTACAATAACTACTACCGATATTGTTGGTACAGGAGGGGTAGGAACCGCTAATTTAGATGGAACAGCCACGGTTACAATTTCGGGAATTGCGGGAACAGGTGGTGTATCTTCTGTAAGTATTGAAGGAGATGCCAACTTTACAATAACTACTACCGATATTGTTGGCACCGGAGTTGTAAATGGTGTTACGATTATAGGAGATGCAAACATTCCTATCGATGTTACTGGTGTAAGTGCAACAGCTATCGTAGGGGTAGGGTTTGTTTGGGGTCTTAATGTGCCTAGTCAAGACCCTAATTGGCAAGATATCGCGGCATAAGGAGTTGATATGAGTACATATGTAAATAATTTAAGGTTAGAAGAAATCGGTTCAGGTGAGCGATCTGGAACTTGGGGTGATGCAACTAATACTAATTTAGAGCTTATTGGTGAGGCTTTTGGTTATGGTACCGAGGCGTTAAGTAATGCTTCTACTGCCACTATCACAATGGCAGATGCTGCTTCAGACGGTGTTCGTTCTATCTATTTGAAACTTACAGGGGCGTTAGGTCAAAACTGCACAGTTACTTTAGCTCCTGATACTGTTTCAAAAATTTGGATTATAGAAAACGCCACTACAGATTCAGGTTCTAGTGGGCCTTACTCTACCATTATAAAACAAGGAAGTGGCGGTGGTGCTTCCGTTACGATTCCAAACGGCAATGTAAAGGTAATTCTTACAGATGGTGGAGGTTCTGGTGCTATTGTTTACGATGCTTTTACTGATTTAAATTTAGCAGGAACTACTCAAGCTGTTACTTTAAAGGCTTCTACAAGTGTGCAAACTCCTTTAATTGAGTTTACAGATGGGGATGATGCAATAGCTATTGCAGATGGTGGCTTAGTAACTATAGCAAATGTAACAGCTATTGGTGGATCAACAGCAGGAACGATAACAGGAACAACGATTACTGCAAATACCGCCTTTGTGCCTGATGCTTCTGGCGGAGCCGATCTAGGAACAGCCTCTTTAGAGTTTGGTGATGTTTATATAGCAGATGATAAACAAATCAAATTTGGTAGTGACCAAGATGTCACCATGGAATATGATGAAGATGGCACAGATAGTTTATTAGTAACAGGAGATATGACTATCGCTGATGGATCAAATGATTTTACTATTGCCTCCCATGATGGTACTAATGGGTTAATTTTAGGTTCCACTCGTGTGACTGTTGGAGCAGCTGAAATAAATTCAGCGGCAAGTACCGGAAAAGCGATCGCAATGGCAATGGTTTTCGGGTAAAGGAGAAAAAATATGGCAAACCCAAATATTGTAGCGGTCTCATCGATATACGCTAATACCGTGTTTGATGCGGACGTTGCGGCTTCTGCAGTATCACTACTAACTTGTGGATCAGACAAAGTTCAAAAAATTAACTCGTTGGTTATAGCAAATATAGATGGAACTAATGCTGCTTCTATTGATGTTTGGATCACTCGCAGTTCTGCAGATTATTATCTTGCAAAAACAATATCTGTTCCTGCTGATGCAACGCTAGTAGTAATTGATAAAAATATGGGTTTGTATCTCATGGAAAGCGACATTTTGAAGATTCAAGCCTCAGCAGCAGGTGATCTTTCTGCTGTGCTCTCTTATGAAGAAATAGACGACGCTTAATAGGAGCAATGGATGTCTCGTCGACGAGGTGGCTTTATAGGGGGTCAGGACAATCTTAGTGTACCTGATGCACCAACAATAGGTGCAACCAGTGGTGCTGTGGATGGAGAAGTAACTGTAGCATTTACTGGGCCTTCTGATGTTGGTGATGACCCTATTACTGAATATGCAGCCAGAGTAACAGATGGAACAAATACATTTAATGGCACTGCGTCATCTTCTCCTATTACTGTAACTGGACTCACAAACGGCACCAGTTACACAGCACAGGTATGGGCAATAAATGATTATGGTAATGGCCCACTGTCTGCTGCTACTTCTAGTTTTACTCCTGTAGCTGCTAGTAGTGGTTTTTTTCTAGGGGGGTATGATGCAAGTTCAGCTAGGCGAAACACAATACAAAGAGTAATAGTTGAAACTGTAGGAAATGCTACAGATTTTGGTGATCTTACGGCTGCAAGAATGTACGCATCTGGTTGTTCCAGTGATACTAGAGGTATTATACTTGGAGGTAGTTCTAATAGTGGAAATATAAACACGATAGAAAAATTTACCATGTCCTCTAGTTCTAACGCAACTGACTTTGGTGATTTAACAAATACTCCTGTTCATGGTACAGGTCTTTCAAATAATGTAAGGGGTATACAAGCTGGAGGTAACGATGGTTCAGCCGCAGGAAATGTAATTCAATATATTACAATAGCCACGGATGGCAACGCAACAGACTTTGGTGATTGCACTGCAACAAAAGCAGATGGTCCAGGATCTACTGCATCTACTACAAGAGGTATAGTAGCAGCAGGAGGTATATCTGGAGGAAGCAGAAGTAACGTAATAGAATACATAACCATAGCCAGTGCTGGTAATGCTACAGATTTTGGTGATCTAACAACAGCAAGAGACTATGTGCATGATGGAGTTACAGCGTCCTCTACTAGGGGATTATTTGCAGGAGGTACTGGTGGTGGGTCTACTATCTATAATATTATTGATTACATAACCATAGCATCTACAGGCAACGCTACT